CGGGTCAGGGTGATAAACTGCTTTGCCGACTTCTCCGTATAGGGACCGGCTTCCTCTTCCTCGGGCGTTACGCCCCACAGGCCCGCGCCCAGGGCGCCGCTGTTTCCAGGCTCAAACAGGCTCATGGCGTTCTCTGCAAAGAAACGGCTGGTCTTTTTCTTGCCCGTTTTCTGAGAATCCTCGTAGGTCACATAGCGCTGGTCATCCACCGTAAGCGTCAAGCCGCCGAACATATCGGAAAGCAAAGCATTGAGCTGCGCAGCGGATGTGAACACGCCCACCCCTGTGGAGCCGTGAATGGCTTTCTGGATGGCTTCGTTCTTCTGCATCAGGCGCAAAATCTTGGTGGAGGTCACGCCCTTGGTCAGCGCATGGCCGTTTTCCGCTCCAATATCCACCCACTTCTGAATATCTCCCAGAATGTCCGCCGTGGGTTCTTTCCAGTTTGCCGTCACCTTATTCCCGGCGGGTACGCCGTAATCCATCTGGATCTTCACGCCGTTTTCCGCAATGGTCACCTTGCCGGTCTGCAGGGCTTCCATCTTCATGGCTTCGGTGCGGGTCTTCACCGCTTCGGCCATATTCCCCATATCGTCCCACAGGGTATTGATCAGCGCGGTATCCTTCACCCCGTGATTCAACAGCAGACGGGCCTTTTCGGAGAGATTGATCTTCTCTTTGATCAGAAGCTTTTCCACCGTTACGCGGGTCAGGTCTTTTCTTGTGCCGATACGGGCCTCGGTATCAAAACCGTGGACCTCCGCCGCATAGGGTAAATTTGGTTCGTCCGCCAGCCGCATATATTCGGCCTCCAGGTGTTCGGTCTTCCGGTCCGGGAACAGGGCGTCCCCCATAAAGCTGCGCTGGATGGGATAATTCTGCGAGAACTCCAGCAAGTCCTTGTCAGAAATCAGTTCCAAAAGATTCATCTGTTATTTCCTCCTTTACTTCGTGGGTGTCTCGGGAACCGCAGGAACCCAATCGTCAAAATACAGTCCCTTCGCCAGAAGCGCCTCCTGGGCCTCCGCCGTAGGCTCGGCGGGAAGCTGCTTGCCCAGCAGATGGCCCGAGGTCACAATCGCGCCCACACGGTCCCCGTTGGTCACGTTGGCGTCCTCGAACAGCACCCCTTGCGCCGTGGCGTCATTGGCCGGGATGACAGTTCCCGCAGGAACGATCTTAAACTTCCCGTCCTGTTTCCCCAGGGAGGCGGGCACCTGTACGGTCTTTTTGATCAGCCCCACCTCACTCCCGATAAAATTGGGCCTTGCGGCGGTGCTTTCCGTATGGAAGTAACCGCCGGTCGCATACTCTGCCATGTTGTTGTCCTCCTTACAGTTTGATTTTTTCCGCATACCGCTTGGCGGCGCGAATCCCTATGCCGGATTCCTCCAGCTCTGCCTCCGTCCCCTTGCCGGGGATTCTTCCCGCGGACTTAAAAGTGGCTTCCACCTTTGCGTCCACATATTTCTGCACCAACGCGCCAAACGCTTTCACCCGTGCGTCGATCTGTGCCTCGTCGTCGCCCAGCACGAAATCCACCAGCTCCAAGGCGTTATCTCCGCCGTCGTCCAGTCCGGCTTTTTTGATGGCCTTGACTGCGTACATGCGGCTCCGCTCGTTCTGCAGCTCCGCCTCCCGCTGGGCCAGCTCCCTTTCCCTCTCGGTAAGGTCGGCCTGCTTTTTTTCGTCCTCGGTCATATGGGCCTTTTTCACGCTGTCCAACTCCCGGCGCACCTTTTTCAGCTCGGCTTCGGCCTCCTTCTTGGCTTCCGCCACCGCCTTGGAAATGCGCTCCGACACGTCTTCCTGCGTATCAGGTTCCGCGCTCAACGGCTCTGCGTTCCTCCCCGCGGCCTCTCCCGGCTGCATGGTTTCTGTCTCTTCCGCCATCTCTTTTCCTCCTTTGGATCGTAAACCCGCGCCCTTCCGGCGCCCTGTTTCTGTCTTTGGGTATGAAAAAACCACCCCGGCAAACGCCGGGGCGGTCTGTTCCTTATTTTCTGCGCTGATCGTGCCGGCCGGGCCGCAGCCCCGCCAACCATCAGTATTTTAGTATCCTACAGCTCGACCTTTTTTGTATTGGAAGCCATTACGAATAAACCAGTCCTTCCGGCGGCGTATGACCCGTCCGAAATCCTGGAAGAACCTCAATGCGGGAAATATGGCAGGCGTGTTTACAGTCTTCACACCAGATATCTCCGTAGCCAAGACGCTTCTCGGGCACCACCACGGAAAAGGAGCAATCCGTATGGCTGCCGCCGCAATGCGGGCATTTCCCCGGCGGGCCGCCGTGGGTAATCGCCTCCAAATTTTTCAGCCAGATCATCCTTTCACCTTCTTTTGGATTTCATTCCGCTTCTAGAGTAAACCATTGAAACCCTGCTGAATGAATCGTACTATATCCCCTAATGCGGCAGCTTTAAGCGGGCCTCGAAGTCATAGTCATCACCGTTTTTCACGGCTTCTTCAGCCTGCCGCAGGGTTTCCCGAATGGTCTCCCAGGAATAATTCAATGCCTTTGCCCGCTCCACATAGCTTTGAGACCGTCTCGCCATTTCTTCCTCACAAAGCCTTTGCCAGGTGGCCTCCATGCGGTCCCTGTCCATATCCCCGTCGAACATCAGCTCATCATATTCATACGGTTTAGCCTTTTTTGTATTGGAATCCATACCTTTTGGCCCCCTCTAGCAGTTTCTCCATAAAATCCACATAGGCTTCCGGATCCCTATCATACCCCGGATGCAGGCCCTGCAATGCTTTCCTGAATTTATTGAAACCATTCACATTGCTGTCTCCCACCTTTTCAAACAGGTACACCGAACCATCATTGCCCACAGCCGTCATCATACGCAGCTTATCATTTGCCAGAAAAGCTGTGACGTCCCCCATCGAGAATGTCTCCCCGCTGGGATGGTTATGAATCACGATGTAATTCTGATTGAAACGAGGCACCTTTACTTTACCCAACATACCAATGCGGCTGTCCAACAGGCCCATCTCCGAATCATAGGCGCGAAACGCCTCCGTGCCCACGGGCTGATCCATGACGACGCGGAGCAAGCTCTGGTGGGATTCCTGCAACTTACGATTATTCTCCGGGGACAAAAAGCGGCTCTCCACCAGTGCTACCCGGTTGATGCTCTCTCCCGTCACAGGCAGATATTCTATGTTCACTGTATTCAGTATATCCCCATTTTCCGGGGATTGCAACGGTTTCATCCCGTATTCCAGAAAACATCTGCAGTTGATATCCTGCCCCGCCACTCCGGATTGACCGGGGGCTTTCGCTTTTACGCCGCCGCCCAGATCGAACTCCTGATCCACAGGTACGGAAACGCCCTCCATCTTTTGATGGTCCGCCGGACCGCGCCGCACCGTCTTCCAGCCGCTCTTAGTCCTATAGCGGGCATTGGGCCGCACCCGTTCGTCTTTCATGGTGCGCCAGGTTTTCACCATCTGCAGCCCAGCCGCTCTGGCAGCACTGTCTACTTCCAGGGCCGAGTCATGGAAGCCCGCTTCACGGACCCGGTGCGTTTCCGTCCGCACGATACGCACGGCCTTTTTGTAGTTTCCCTCCACCTCCCCCGCCACCCGGCGGGCCATCGTGGAATAGCGGTCTCCCTGGGTCAGTCCCGTGCCCAGCTGCTGCTTGATGTTGTAGATCACCTCCTGGCGGTGCTTTTCCAACCGGTCATTCAGGGTCAGGCCGGAAACAGGGTTGATCACGGCCCGCTTCACCACCTCCGGCGTGACGCCGCGCACTCCCCGCAGGGCATCCCGCAAGGCAGCGGAATCGGCGCTTTTCCCCACAGCCTCCTGAAAATCCCTCCAACACCGGGCATAGGTCTGCTCGATAATGTCCCGGACTTCCCGCTTCACCTCGGGCTCGTGGGCGTTTACGATCTTTTGGGTTTCCTCCAGAAACCGGGCGAACTCCCCTTTTTGCTGAAGTATGGAGAAATCCAGCCTGTCATCCACGGCAAACCGCTCGTACTCCCCCGCCACAAAGGCCCGGAGATCCTTCAACAGGTTTTGGTATACCCGCCGGATTTCGCCCTCCGCCTCTTTCGTCCGGTGTTCACTGATCCGCCTGGCCTGTGTCAGCAGCCTTTGAAGTTCCGGCATTCACAGTCACCTGCCCTTCCTCCAGCGGTGGGATATCCTCCTTCTCGTTTTCGATCTCCTGCAGCACCTCGTCCACGTCGTCAATGCCGGAGAAAGCCAGTCCATAAACCACACGCTTTGGAAGTCCCGCGGCGATCATCGTCTGCGCCGCCTGCGCCTCGCTTACCAGATCCAGCGGGAAGTTCCGGCTGAACTTCATGTCCACCTCCAGGGGATCAAATCGAATTCCTTTTTTGCCCCAGGCTTTCGCAAGGGCACGGAATAGGTAAATGCCCGCTTTCTGCATTTTGGACTGAAACATGCCGCATTTGCTTTCCAACCCCGTGAGCCGGAATTTCAGCGCCACGCCGGAAGCCGTCCCGAAGGATTCATCGTTGAGATTCGGGGTCTTTGAAAACCGGTAAATATTGTCCTCCAGACGGTCCAGGTGCTGTTGGGTCTGCGTGCCGCTGGTGTCCTTCGTGATAAAGCCCACATGCCCATCCACGCCTGGATCTGTGGAATACTGGATAGACCCGCTTGACTGCGCCTTGTCGATGTCTCCATCTTCCATCTGGACATTCTTATATTCCATGTAGGCGTTGGCAAAGGATTCGATCTCGTTGCTCTCGTCGGAAAATACCCGGTCGTAATCGTCGATCTCGCCCAACACTTTTTCCGCATCCCCCAGCATTTCCAGGTTGTTCGGGACTCCCTGCAGCGGGCATAGCTCATACAGGTTTTCCTTTGTCTCGCCGGTGTCCTTCAGCGCGCCGTAATCTCCCCGGTAAAACCGGATGGTTTCCCCATCGTAAAATTCCGCCGTCCAGTATTCGACGTTATCCAGGTCCTTGTGCTGGCAGTAACGCACCGCAAAATCCGGCTCCGTGATATCTCCCATCTCGGAAAGCAGGATCGTCTCCCAGGGCGGTGTGGGCATCGCCCGTTCCCGCCCTTCGGGATCGTGGTATAAGAGCCTGCCGGAATAGCCGCAGACCGTGGCGAACTTGGTGACCTCCATATCCACATCCGGGAAGCTGTTCAGGTACACGAAGTCTGCCAGAACCTTATTCGCCCTGCCCACTGCCTCCTCGCCGCCCGTGTCCGCCTTGCTGTCCTCCGACCTGTTGTAGCTATAGGAAATAGGCTTGCCCGCAAAGTATCCGATCTTAAAGTCGCAGATCTCGCCAAAGAAGTCATTGTTCACCCGGTTGTTGATGGTGTCCTCTTCGAACCGCGGCTTTCGCTGGAAAATCGGCACCGCTTCCTGCAGCACCTCGTATCGTTCATACAGCTTTTTCATGCAGTTCCGGCAATGCTTGTGCTTGTCTATCATACTGTTGAGCAGCTCTTCCGAAATGCCGTCCTGCTTGATCTTGGCCGCTTCCGCCCCGTAATCCGGGTATAGTTCCTCTCTTTTCCGCACCGTATCCCCCCTTCCGCGTCACAATCTACGGGCGGCACGAGCTATGCCGTGACCGCTCAAGACCGTATTGACAAAGTAACGTATTTCATCCATCGCATGGTCGTTCTCCTTGATTGGCTTGTCCTCGTTCTTCTTGTCATCCCAGCGGTAGGAAGAAAACTCCGACACCGCGCCGGAGCAGCAGTCGCACACCGCCACCTTTCCCTCCTGAAACGCGCCGGCGGTCTTCCTGATTCCATCCAGCACATCGTTCCTGGCATGGCGAACGAAAAAGCGTCCGTGCTTTCTGATACAGGCAATAAAAGAAGCCGCGCTGGGGTCCACAACCACCATTTCAATTTTCCGGTCCCCAGCCAGCTTTTCAAGCTCCTGATAATATTCCTCGTCGGTCAACTGCCGGCGCAGCTCCCGCCCATTATGGTAAAACTCTTTGAAGCGGTACCATACCCCATCACACAGGCCCCATAGGCCCATGCTGCAGGGATTCAGCGTGCCGTAATCG